CAGAAAAATCTTTAATTTCTATAATAATTGAATCTAGATATTTCTCCCATTCTCTATTGCGTTCGAATTCGCATAAAAGCCCATATAGCTTATTTTTAAGCTTATTCTGATAGCCTTCGCGCGCTTCTTGAGCCAATTCCGCGTTCATTGCTTACCTGCCATTTTCGTAAAATCAAAAGGCTTGCCTTTTCTGGAACGATAATATCTAGCTTCAAGATTGGCGGCCTTTGAGATCTCTTGCGCAAGCATTTTACGCATTTTATCCATTAAATTGGCGGGAGAAAAATCAACTTCATCATACATAGGACGAATGTTTTCCCAAGTCATGAGCGAACGATTTAACCATTCAACTTTCATATAACTTGCAAGAATTTGAATCTCTTCATTATCCAAATCCTCATTAAATTCTCCATCAGTCCTATCTAATAAATTCTTACGAGGAAATTTAAAGTATGGAATAGCGCTATCAAGTATTTGTTTTAAATCTTCTTCTATATTCGCTGGATTCCATCCAGCCCATTCATCTTCTAATATCTTTGCTAAAAAAGCGTCATACACTTTACTATAAGAGGTCATAAAAAAACCTCCTTAATTCTTTGCGGTTTCAGCAACTTCCTGCTTCTCCATTCTACGAATTTCAATACCCTTTCGAATATCAATTCCGCTTGTCTTCTTAATTAAATCCGTCTTATCATAATCAGCAATTTCTTTATCAATCGCCAAATTAGCAAGAGTATTTAACTGGAATTTAGACATTTTCTTTAAAGCAGTTTCAAATTCTTCAAAAGGAGCAACCTTTAAAAGCCTTACCATCTGCATTTCATTTAAAACAAAAAGGTTTTCGGGCTCTTTCGCATCATCTGGCTCTAATCCAAGCTTCTTTTTGGCTTCCATATCATCAATACTAAGAACGCCTTGCTCAAGCATATGCTTAAAACCAGGATCAAAAATCGCTTCTTGTAAAATCTCAAAATCAATTGGAATTGTCGCGCCCATCATAGGCCATTCTCTCTTAAATCTAAGCTGAGGAAGAGAGACTCCAACAATTCCTTTAACCATACTAGTAACTTTAACCTTATCCATTTTTTACTCCTTTTAACGCACGGAGGAGCTTTCGCTCCTCCGCTCAATATCTCATTTTAAATTAAAAATTATATCCATAAGGATTATAAGAATTATCTTCTAGAGACGCATTGACGTAAATACCCCAATTATGATGTGTCATTACGCCAAGACCCATCTTCTTATAAGTATGAATTTCGATAGACTGGTCTTTATTAATGAAATCCCACATCTGAGTCTGGCCTTCTAAAACAACCTTAACAACCTTTTCTCCACCAGTAGGTAGAACAAAGGCAAAGCGGTCATCAAAAGTAACCTTATCGTTATTTTCATCGATATAAGACTGAGGAATTTCAACAACTGGAGTGCCGCGAAAAATACGAATACGACCAGTATTATGAATAGCATCAATATCATCCTGATGATAAATACCCTGGTAACCCGCGCCACCGGGAACAATGCAATCGGGACCCATCGCGCCAATAAAGGCAGGAGTGGCGAAGATATTTACGCCTTCACCGTAAGCCTTAACTGTGGTAATAAGCTTAAACATATGCTCTGGGTCAAAGCCATTATCATAATACTGATTCGCAGCAGGACGGCCCTGAGCATTATAAGCAGCCTTAAGAGCGGCCATGGTCTGGTAATAAACTGCATCTTCTAAACCTTCAGTAACAATTTCCATAATGTCGGCCATGTTTTCCGCGCCATCGAGGAAACGTTCGAAATCAATTGTGCCAGCTCCGCCAATCGCGCCCATATTGACGGTGAAGGTATCAGAATCTAGACGGAAGGTTTCATAAACGCCAGAAAGTCCAACCTGAGTTAGGAACTTCTTCGCACGCATACGACCCTTCTTGTTCTTAAAGATAGCGCGCTGGCCCTGTGGGACAACCTGAACTTCTGCGAACGTACCAATGCGGTCAATTACATTCTTTGGTACGATTTCATCAGCAGTTTCAATTATGATTTCAAAAATATCATACTTGTTCTTATTAAATTCGTTAATAGACTTGGCCATTCCACCAAGCTCTTCTCTTAGCGCCTTATCAACGCTATCAATGCTATAATTAGCAGGAGCATTTCTCTTAGCAGCACATAAAGCTAGCTCTTTAATTTCCTGAATTGTTGCCATCTTATTGTCCTCCTTAAATTAAGCCGCAAGAGCAAGAACTTGGAAACGAATTCCGGGCTGGCCATCGGGCATTGTAAATAGACTGCGAACCTGAAGCTTTAGACAACCGGGCTGGACAGTCGCAGTAATCTTAATGCTGCCATCTTCGCTAATCGTGCCATAAAGACGAGTTTCAGCTGCATTCTTTAGGGCTTCCATAAAAGCTTCCTGATCAGCAAATTCATCGGTGTCAAAACTTACACAATTGGTAGTGAACTTATCGCCAACATCAAGATAGCCAAGACGTGGATAGAACTCATTATAACCGTTCTTAAAGTTCTTTAGACCGGGTGTCCGTTCATCATACATATGTTCAGTAGAATAAACTAGGCCAAGTACACGGTCTGCGTTACCAGAGGTTCCTTCTGGGAGATAAACTTCACGAGCAACATTGTCAATAGCAAGAATCATACCATTTTCGGCTGGATACTGCTTAAACTGCTCTTCATTTAGTTTGCACTGTGCTTCAATGCGACCATCACGGCGGAAAGCACATTGATTTAATTCTAGCTGGCCATAACCATCAATAATCATTCTCTGTAAAGCCATTATTGTAAACCTCCAATTAATTAGCCCTTATGTTTTTCAAGGAGCTTTTCAATGCCGCTTAATTCTGTTTCGTCAGGTTTAGGAATAGGATTCTCTCTCTGCATAGAGAAAATAGAAGGATTGGCTTTGACCAACTCAAAAGATAATTCCTTTTCCAAATCGGCAATAGTAAATGTATCAGCAACACAACGAACGCGTTCAATAACTTCATCATCTAACTGGTCTTGATACTTAGCAAAAATAGCTTCTTTTTCTTCATCTTCTTTCTGCTTCTTATAAGACTTTAGTCCTTCAACTTCAGAAGTTAAAACTTCATTCGCTTGTTGTAATGTAGAATAGTTATTCTTTTCTGTTTCAAGAGAAGCATTTAATTCTTCAATTTGCGCGTCTTTCTGCGCGGATGCTTCGGTAAGAGCTGTATATTCTTGAACCTTAGTATCAATCGCTTCAAAAGTGCCGCCATTAGCAGCTTTTACATTCTCAAGTAAATTCTTTTCTGCTTCAGATACGTCAAGAATATAACATTTTTCTTTATTAGTAATGCTTAAAGAATCAGTAGCATCATCTTTTGTATAATAAACCCTCTCATAACTACCATTGGTATAATTATACGCAACAGCATAGCTATCATAAATATCGCAAATAGCATAGTCAATTGCCCAACCAGTTTCTTCACAATAATTTATATTTAAGAGGCTCCAAAGACCGTCATGCTTCTGTCTATCAGAAAGCTTAAAATTAAGTTCTTGCATTTGGGGCTTTTCCTCCATTTCTGGTTCTTCGGGCGCGTTAGCAAGATTAAATTGCTTAATCTGCTCAACCATATCATTTAAAGAAGTATAAAGTGAGTAAAAAGCGCTTCCTTCAAAGCAGGGTTCGGTATTGTTTCCTAAAACTTGCAACCCTAAGAAGCAACCACTTGTATAAACAAAAACTCTGCGCCCTTCAACAATTTTCCACGCGCCTTCTATCGAAGGCTCGTATAACTCCATGGACTGGCTTTTTCCGGCTATATTTTTTGCTTCTTCATAAATACCAGTCCACAACAAAACGTCCGCGCAAGCATATTCTCGTTCAACCCCATCTTCATCTAAATGCTTTTCCCAAGCAAAATTCATTGGATCGGGAACCACGCCGTACGCGCGGCCTTGTGTACGTTTAATCCCATGGTCAGTAAAATCTTGCCCTTCATCATCCAAAATTCCCTTTATTGGCGCATAAGCTAAAGATGAAATTAACTTTTCAGCATACTCGTCCGTTATATAAGTGCCATTTCGGTTAAAACCTTTATAAAAAATTCGGACTCTTGCCTTTGAAATAGTTTCATTATAAGGCTCTAAATTTCCATAAATGGCAACAGAAAAATATTTCAAATCATCAGTATTAATTGTTGCCACCACCATTATCCAAACTTACTTCGTTACTAATTGTCTTATCCGACTTTTCGCCATCTTTTTTCGCTGGTGCGCCAGCGCCCTCATTCCCAGATTGGGTAAAAGAAGAAGCAAGTGGAACTAACTTTTCTTGTAGGCCAAGCAGCTCATTTTCAATATCCTTCATTTCAAGTAGTTCCTTCTGGGTTAAGTCCGCGGCAACAGCAGGTAAAATATAGCTATAGCCACTTGAAGCAAGTTTAAAGGTCATATCAACATACTCAGAGGCATTATAAATGCTTACAGGTAAAATCTTATATTTAAAAGAAATTGAAGCATTAGAATAAAGCCTATTGGTTATGTTGGTAATAAAACGAGAAAGCTTATAAGCGAAAGGCATCATAAAGGCAATATCATTATTAATAGCTTTCTCTAGGGTTAAATTCCCGCTAGCAGAAAATAATTCTGAACTTACACCAGCTTCATCATAAATAATTTGTTTCGCTTTGTCTAAGTTTGAATTGCTATCGGAATCTCCTTCTGACCCTTTTACGTCAACGTCTGCGTAGGTCGTAAGAACGTCCACATTTGGATTATTCTTCATCATACCAACTGTACCAGAATGAATTTCGACCGCTTCGTCTGGTTCAAACAGTAAAGTTCCATCAGTCAAATGGGGAATTTTTTGAATGATGATTTTTTTAACTTCACTCTTATCTCTAGCTTTATCTGCTTCTATGTATTCTTCTCTATCTAAAATAGTAGGAATTAAAGATAAGAAGCAGGGCCTTCCATCATAAAAAGGAAAGCAAACTCCTAAGTCGCTTGGTATTAAATACCAGTTAGTTCTTTTTCCTTTTTTATATTGTTTATAAGCCTTAATAATCTCTTTGGGGTATGCTGCAAAGGCAGCTTCGCGGTCTTCTTTTCGAACAATTGTGTTAAAGTATGATAAATCAAACTCTATTAAGTCGTTACCGCTAGGGTCTTTATATCTTGAACAGCAATAAGATGCTGGTAATTCTAGTAGAGTAAAATGAGTTTTATCTAAAGTTTGAACAATACCATAATAAGCTCCATTAATTAACGCTTTTAGCGCAATTGAAGAACCTATCTCTGGGACATTAATTCTATCTATAAAAGCTAAAGCATCATAGTACTTTTTTTGTATCGTTTCATCAGTTATCTTCTTATTACGTGCAACAGCGGGGATTGTAATCCCGCAGTACTTTAATAAAGTTGCATAATGAATAAGAATGCGCCGATAAAACCCACTAGAAGCAAAATATTGTTTGGAAAGAGCAATTTGAGAAGCAACCGAGCCTTTATTTAAAATCTGCTCAATTTCCTCTCTTGTGTATTGTTTAATTGTAACGGTAGTCCGTCTGCTACCCCAACTAGTATTGTAACTAGTATCAGAGGTTGCTATCATAGATTCGACTGAACGACGAAAATCTTCAATCGAAAAGGTATGAAGTTTTTGCTCCATTGTTATCCTCCTCTAGTGTAGAAAACTAGCTTTCTAGTAGCATTCGCGCGCCTGCGCCAAGATTTTTTTTCTTCTTCTTCTATTTCTTTAATTCGCCATAATCCATACTCAAGAGAACTAAACTTATCTTTCAAGTACCTAGTATTAATCTGTTCAAGATTAATATCCATACCATTACCGGTTTTTTTAAGTCTTAAATTAGCCATTTCTTCAAAGAGCTTCGTTGTCATTTCATGCGGCATTAATCGCGCAATTCGCGATTCAACCGGCATCTTCTGACCAACTTTTGTAGAAAGAAGCTTATTTTTAGCTTCTTGCTCTTTTATTAAAAACTTAACTCGACCGCTAAAAATTTTCGTATAGCAATGACTATGAATTTGGCTATTAAGAGTAGAATTTGCTTTTATACAGTAAACATTATTAATACTATCTTTTGTTCTTAAAGCTTTATAATCATCATCATTAAATGGACAATATGCAGGATAAACAGCTCCGTCAATGTCTATTGTTGGCTTCGCCATAAAATCTAATAATCCTACGCCTACATTTCTTTCGATATAAATCGCTACTTTATATCCGTTCTCTTATGAACCGCTTTGTGTCACCACAAAGATAAGACCATATCTTCATCCTTTTTAAAGGAGACTCCCATTTCGATACGCTTGTATCTACTTCCTTTCGGAATGGTCGTTGAACGTTACTCAATATTATTCAGAATGTTTTGAAAAGTCTTCTTATTTTTAATTTTACCAATTGTATCTGGATGCAAACAAAATTCTTTTCCTAAATCAACATTCTTCTCACCAGAATTGCTTCTGTGATAAATTTCAATTACTTGTTCTTTTGTCAAAGTAGAGGCACCATTTATTTCTGCTCTTAAATTATTCTTAATAGCATGATGAATATTTTCTTCACAAGTTGTCCATTCAAGATTTTCTAAATGATTATTCATTTTATTTCCATCTATATGATTAACTTGTAGTTTATCCATTCCCTCTATTGGATTAAAGTTTTCTAACACTAATCTATGTACAGAAAAACGATGGCGACCATTATTGTCTAAACAACTTAAAGCTACTTTTAAATAACCATCTTTATCTTTAGCCATTTTTAAGTATCTTTGAGTACGTTCGCTCCAAATTTGTCCTTCATCTGTAACATAATAATCAAACTTTAAAGGGTGCTTACTTTTAGCAATTAAAATTTTCTTCGTTACCGCTACCTCCAAAAAAAGTATTAGTATAATATTAAGTCTTCGCTGCTGATTGTCTCTATAGGAGAATTCCCAGCAATTAAAGAGTTTTTCAAGTTATTTTACAATAACAAGGGGCTAGTAAATTAACCCATTTCCGTCGATGACCACCTCGCGCGGGTCAAACGCAGCAATTATCTTTTTTAAATCTAATGCCTGCCGTTCAAAATGTTTGGTTTCCTCTGTACGTCCAATAACATAAATATTAACAACATTACAGAAATAGCCATCCTCGCGCGGATAAACTTTAAAAATAGTAACAACTGTTTGGCAAGATAATCTTCCAACGTCTACTGATATTAAGTAAAAAGCTTTACTACCAGATTCAATTTTTGAGTGCGTTTCTGGATTTACAAGTAATCTATAGCGACTTAACTTGTCATAATCGAACCAACTTTCTGATGATCCGCCCGTCCAAACTCCCAAATCATTAATATTTCACGAGTTCGTAACACTCGCTCCTTTCGGCACTTACATTACATAAGTGATTAGACTATATCTTATGCTTTTTAGCATTCCCCTTTTTTCAATAGCCATTTACTTGCTATCTACTTTAGTCGTTGAACTTTCTTCTTTTTATACGAAGCTTAGCTGCTGATTGCGCCAGCATATAATTTTTAAACAATTCACGCTTATAATTTCTTATTACGTTGTAGTTTACATGCCTAATGCGTTTTCCAGCAATTTAAGGGATTTAAAGAGAGCTATTGGGACTTTAACTCTCTAGCAAAAGAATCCTCTTTAAAAGTCGGACTCATTTTAATTTCATTAATGTAAGACTTATCTAGAAGTCCATGCATAACCGGGACACGATAATCACATCCCCAGACGAATGAGCTTTCTGGATAGATAATTTCGTTTTCTAGACACTCTATTAATTTTTCGTACTTTTTGGACTATTTCTTAATTTAAGTAATCCTATATAGGACAATTTAAATTCCGCGCGCTTCGAGCTTTTCGCCCTACTCTACTCACTTCTTCACAAATAAATTACTCTATTTGTTATGCTTTCGATAGTCTCTGAACCTTCCATTAAGACGGCTTGGCACAGCGTTACATTTTTCATGCTTTCACTGTTAGCATATTATTTATATAATACACACTCTCTTTCGAGATTCACGCGGTTTTAATACGCCTACGAACTTTTATAGTTTTAGCGTATGTAGATTTAGTTCCCGCACTAGTCATAAAAAATTGACATTGATGCGGTTCATAAGGGTTAACGTCTCCGCGCACTGTGCGTCGAGAAACATTCATTAAAGGAAGCACAACTTCATTAAGTACGTCCCCATCATGGTCACGGATTTCGTCTATTAATCCCAATATATTTATATAAAGGCTTTTTGTCCTTTATTTCTTATAGTTTCCCATAAGTTTAGCGTACCTTTTCAATCCTCTTCCATAAAAAGAAAGAGAAATGCCGCGGCCTCGTGGAAGAATTATTCTTTCGGCATCTTCTACGCGTTGCCCCTGACTAAGCTTTTCGTCTTAGCCTTCGGTTCGGGTTGCCATATCAGATAGAAGAACTGACTTAGGGTTCCCGCTTAATTCCGCAGTTTTAACACGGCCGATTAATAGATTTTTTTCTGCTTTAGACAAAGCTAAATAAAATTGTTTTTCTTTTGCTCTAGAACGTCCGTTAAACCAATCTTTCACCGTGGCTGGTTTAACTTTTAAATAATTTGCTACAGGAGTATATTTATATTCTAACTCTTGCGCAGCGAAAGCAAAATTAAAATCATCTTGAGTAAGTTGATATGCTTTTTCACAACCACCTTGGGCTAGTTGGCGATTTAACGCAACTTCCCTTAAGTGCTGGGACTCAGCAAAATCTTTTGCTCGAATCTCTATTTCCTCTTTAGACAAAGACTCAAATATTGCCCATCCTTTTAAATACCTAATTTTTCTTTTTGCCGCACTCGCCGTTCCTCTTGCCCATCCAAAAATTTCTTCGCAGGTTTTTCCATATCCGTCACCAAAATAATTTTGAACGCACAAGAAAGTCGCAATATCATCATCAGAAATCTTTTGATGAAGAGGTGGCTTCCCTCCACCGGAGACTAAATTAAAGCCTTCCGTTAGGCCATTATATCTATCTATATATTCGCATTCTAAAATATTTAATTCTTCTGCGGATTTTATAGGAAACTCCCAACTTTCAAACTCAAAATTCTCTTCGCCATATTTGTTCCAAGAAGCTTGCAGTTTTGGATTCTCATGATGTCCATTTTTTAAAGAACTAAAATGAACCCTTTTCCTTCTATTTATATCTATTGTTTGCCCGATATAATTTTGCCCTGTAATTTTATTCGTAATTCTATAAATATAACCTACCATATTCAATACCTCCGTACTGTCTTCTATATATAAGTAGGCTTTCTTCACTAAAACTATAAAATTTGAGGAGGTCAAAGATGAAACCGAAACCGTGCCTTCTTCCCCCTCGGGTAGTATCTAAGGCTCCAACGACATCAAACTGTGAGTGATTTCTAAAACTTAAAGTTACATAATCCTTACCAAAGTTGCCTTCTCCAATTATTTCCTTTTTTAATAATGGAAACAAATTAAAAATTTCAATAATCTTTTCTTTTGCCACTTTAGCCGACTGTTCTTTACCGGGCGCGCAAATAAACAACTTGCTTCTCGGCTGGAAAACGCATTTAAGAATTAAAGCTAAAATAGAAACAAAAGTTTTACTAAACGCACGACATGCTGTACAATAGTGATACCTATAACGCATGCACGCACGCAAGAAAATTCTTTGATAAAAAAATAATTGAAAATTCGAAGTTTGTGGAGTTATTAAGTCAATAAATAAATCTGGATAGGTAGAAAAATAAGTACAATATTTTTCATAAAGCTTTCGATTCTTCTCAATTCTTGCTGTAGTAAGAATCGCGCCTTTTTCCATTTCTATATTGTTCCTAAAGTAACGCTGTATTCCCGTATCAACTGCCCGACTTATAATCTTATCAAGTGGCATTATACGTCAATCTCAAACTCCTCTTTTTTATTTAGCTCTTCCATAGTAGCATTATCATATTGAGAGAAATCGTCTTCTTCGACTATATCGAATTTAGCTTCTAAGTCTCGGGCCGACTTCAATGCTGCAATTCGTCTCTCAATATCATCTCCGATACCGGGTTCATTTGTGTATAATCGCTGGCAGAAATTTTGAATATTCTCCATTGTCTCGTCAACGACATCTTTTTTTACTCCTGTATAATACCTATTAACCCAGCCAGTTTTCTCCAAATAAGCATATAGCTCACCAACACTATCAAAATCACTGGCATTTTTAACATTCTTAGGAGTAAAATCAGATACCTTTACAAGCTTATCATAGGAGCCAAGGAGTTTATCTATGTCCTGACCTGCGCGCAATCTTTCATCTATTTCTAGGGAAATCTTACAAAGTTTAAGTGCTTGGTCAACTTGTAAAGCGCCATTGACATTTTGAGTAGCCAACATACCAGAATAAAGATTCTCTAAGTAGTCTAATTGCTCTTCTGAGTAATTAGCCCCCCATCTAGCAGATAGCTTCTTAATTGCTTCCTCACTAAGCGCAGGAAGTTCTCTCTCAATTTGTCCATCAGCTTTTAACTTTTTAAACTCATTATAATACTCTTTCCATCCAAGGTGCTCATATTCTTCTGAATCAAAAATTCTTGCATAATAAGGAAAAGCCTCATATCCATTTGCTTTCGCCATTTTCTCCCATTCTTTGGGGACAAAAGGCAAATCAACATATTGGCAAATCCTATCAATAAATTCCCAATTCCCTTCATAGCTTTCAATTAAACTTGCTAAACAACTATTACAAATAGGAATACGTCCATCTGGATAGAAATAAGATTTTGTTTTTACATAATTATCTATTGGCTGGAGCGTGTTGCAACGAGAGCATTGCTTAATGACCGCTTTGCGCGTTGTAGCCATTATCCTTTACTCGCTTGTTTTACAACTTTTATTAATTGCTTTTGTTGCTTCGCTCCTAAGCGGCAATAGCAATCAATTAATTCCGAAAGTAGCTCCTCAAATTCTCGAATTTTTTTATCTTTATCAACTAAACTTATATCAAAAATTCGAAGAACTCCTGCGAATTCTTGTGGCTCCAATTTGCAAGAATATTCTAAAAATTCTATTAATCTTGAAGCTTCTTTAGGTTCATTTTGTTTCATTTATACCACGCGCCGTCCCGACTTTAAAGCCTTAAAAATACAGAATTTTGGGACAGGCGCATCTCCTTAATTTTTAATTCGATTTTCCTTATCGCATCTCTTACAGCAATTAGAGAATCCGTCGGAACTTCTTGCCTTTCGAACAAAATTCCTTGTATCTTTAAGTTTTGTCTTCCCGCAACAATTACATTTTTTAAAGGCCATCGGCTTTTCTCTGTTTCTATAAGTATCATAGTGAAGGCGCGCAGCTTCAGCAATAGCATTACAAATGTTTTTCTTAAAGATAGTTGAAATGTAATTGTCGGTGTGAGTCTTTCCGAACTTTTCCTTTAAAATCTCAACTATCCGCACATTTGATTGCTTATAGATTTTTTGATGAAGGATTTCGCGCTGTTCGGGAGTTAGAGAAGCGGCGGCACTATAAAAATTTAGTGTAGATAGGATTGCCGCAACTAAGCTTTCTGGGTCTCCTTCTGCGCTAGTCTCTAGCTCTCTATAATACTTATAAAGATTATAAATATGGTTTGGATTTGAAAAGTCAATCGCAAGTTTATCGGTACGGGCGCTACGTTCATCTTCCTTCCAGTCTTCCATTTCCCTTTTTTCTAAGTCTCGCCTATCGAAAAACTCTTTGTGCTTAGCTAAATGCCCAAGGTACGACTCTTTCTCTAGGTAGTCGGTAAAAATTGGGTTTTTTTCGGAATAGAGACCTAATGGGAGAATGGTGTAGTTTGAATCTTCCCAGTTAATGGTTCCGGAGGTTATGTCGGTATCGATAAAGCGAAAGCGGGGAATTAGGGGAGTAATTGTTGGATAAAAGGAATCTCGGATTGTGAATTGCTCCCGGCGCATCTCAACTAAGTTATGGCGCATTTGATAGAGTTCATAACGAGTTGGGGGTTTTCGGCGAAGAAGACGATTTTGTTCTTCTTTTGGAAATTCCGATATATCTTTTTTCTTGGAAAAATAATCGATTTCGTTTGCTAAACGATCGATTGACTCCCAAAGGTCTTTTAATGGTTCAATTTCGGAATTTTCGGAACGGTTTATTGTGGGTTTAGGGGTACGATAGATTTTTTTTCGGTTTAAGGGGGAGATTGTTTCTTCGTTAAAGTTTGGGTCTTCGATTAGAGCGTTAAGAGACGAAGGAGCTTTTCGGGCAAAAGTTCCATATCTCGTTTTTATCTCCACAAAGCCCTTATCAACCAACGATTCCCCATCTCCTTCCTTCCCATAAAGTACGTAATCCCCTAGAAGTTCAAGGTCTTCGTTACGAAGTTTTTTTCCTCCCTCATTCCAAAGAGAAACGAGTTCGGAAACGTATTTTTGTCGTTCTTCCGCCGTCTCAAGGGAAAAATCAAGTTCCAGCCCATTATTAGTTCTTTTTGGCATTTTTCTTTTTTTTCTTTCCTCCTTCCCTTCCTTCCCCTATTATACCATAATAGGCGGGGGAAATTCAAATTTTTTAATTTCGTGGGGATTTGTTACCAGGCCCGTCCCTTTCGTTTGTGAAAAAACTAACAAAATCCCAAAAATACCCCGGAGGGTATATTGTTCGAGCGCCTGCATATTTATGCAATTATGCTGTATAATTATTCAATTCAAACGATCGATAAATTAATTATATCTAATTAACCTTTTTAGAACGCAGACCATTATGATTTTAGAATTGTTATAAGAATATAAATAGAATATAAAAAGAATTGCAAGGGTTAGAAAACCCTTGCAATCTCTTCCGACGTGTATTTTTTGTTTTTATCGTACAACAGCGCCGGCGAATTTTTAATCGCATTGTAGAATTTTTTTGTGCTTGCCTGTATAGACGGCTCGCAATCGGCATAATTCTTTTTGGCATGGCCTTGATTGATACGGATTGCCCCAACACTTTCAAGCAAGGCGATAAAAGCAGAGTATGTAAAAATCTTGTCTGGAACAGACCACCGTTCCCCCTTCGTATTGGCATTGCATACGTTATAACCGTATACAATGAAACCGTTCCGACCCTGTTCGAGCGCGCGCAGCACGTTGCCGATTCGTCCGCTATTGGTCTTGATTTCAATCGCGCGCGTGCGTCCGTCAATATTTGCGTAATTGTCCGCACGACCGGCACCAGATACTCTATATTTTTCGGAGCCTTCCCGCGTTAAATCCAACTCACGGATTTTTCCGCCTGCGCCGCTATCAACTCCCGGAGTGGGTTTTACGCGGTAGTTGACCAAGTCAAGTTCAGCAATCCGTTCTTCGCGAAGGTTTTTCGCCGCGTCCTTACGCGCTTTGGAGTTGCGCGACATTTCACGCATTGCCGCGACTCTTTCGCTCCAGTTTTCCATGATTTCAACTCCCCTTCTTTTTTGCGTTCCCTTGAGTACATACCTATTATAACACCAACAGTCACGTAATGCAAGCCCTTTTTATTACGATTCTATTAAAATTTTATTACAAAAAAAAAGAAAATAAAAAGTGTTGACAAATCGAGTTAAAAGCGGTAAAATAACCGTGATAGCAAAAAAGAGGCGGGGAACGAAAATGAAAAGCAAAAAATGTCAAAACGTCAAAGAAAGTCAAATAGTCAATAATCGTCAAAGAAAGGCGTACCCATCCGCGCGGTTGCCTAGGTGCGGTCTGATCCGTATCAATGGCGCTATTCACGTCTATGCAAGCTGTGAAAGCTGTGAAAGCTGCATCGGCTGGAAAAGCTGAAAATTTTCTTCAAAAAACTGTTGACATGAGCTGGAAACTGTAGTATAATGAAGATGTTGAAAGGGGATGGAAAAATGAACGGATTCTATTTGAAGATCGGGCGCTTTAACTGGTATCCTATGGTTCTACTTAAAAATCTTCTTCGGTTCACTATCGCTATGGCGGCGCTATGGCCTCTTGCGTCATGGTTTGATGTGGTCTATCAAAACTTGACTGGCCGCGCGCTTCTCATGTTCAACTATTGGACAATCCTATTTAAGTTCATCTAAGAAAGGAAGTAAATAACTATGGTCTATGGTTATATTGAAGCTATTCTTGCGCTTCTTGTGCATACGTTTATCGCGTCTCTGTTCGTGTGGCTTGCCTATGCAAAGGTTCTAATGCTTCCGTTGAATCTTCCTTATTTCTCTTATAAAGAAATTTTGTTTATTGTTTTTGCAATTAAAACTCTTACTTCACAAGTTACTTTGTCTCTTGTTTCGAAAGAAGAAGAGGAAAAAGAAGAGGAATAATCCTCTTCTTCTTTCTTTTTATATTTAGACATACTACGTCTAAACCCTAAAAAAGAAGAGGAAATTATTCCTCTTCATCTTCATCAATTTCATCGAAATATTGACTGAAATTATCTTCTATTTCTCTAACTGCCGCACTATACACAATATCGTCACATCTATCACGAATATTGTCTACAAATTGTTCATTTACCAACATATCAAAAATATCTGAAGCAGAAAAAAGGTTGTTGAGGGTATCCGAAAAAAAATCACCATTCCAACTTGTCAATTCATCAAGAAGAAATTCCTTCGCTTCTTCTTCAGTCTCAAAAGTTACCGAACGATCATCATAATAAACGTACATTTGGTTTCCTCCCTTTCTTTTATGGCCTTATTATATCATAGGTTCGCACGAATGTCAAGAGGAAAAATAAAAATCTTTTTATCTTTTTTCTTTAAAAAAGGGTTGACAATTCCTCCAGCATGTGCTATACTATAATTGTTTCAAGGGAACAGAAAGGAGAACGAAAAATGATTCTACATGTCGAATCTATTTCAAGAACTGGCTACTATTTGGACAATTACGAAAAGAATGCCCTTAAAATCACTATTAATATTCTAAACTCTCTTTATAGAAATGAGATATTCATAGAAGCAGAAAGCCGACCTTTTGTGCCGGAAGATTTTAAAAATATTGCTGAACAACTAAACGAAATTCTCTGTTATCAGGGGACAAAAAGCCAATCAGAAATAAACAACGAATTTCGTTGTCCAACGTATGAAACAAGACCAAACGTAAGAATTTCGTTTGATGAATATGAAGAGGAAGAAGAGGAAGAAGACTATGATGAAGACTGAAACGATTCTAAAATGGGCATGCAAGCAAGCAATGGCAAACGTTATTAATTGTGAAGACTGCCCTCTTTTTGAAAGAACGTGCAAAGGGTGGGCAAGCGACGAAGATTTTTGCCCTTCAACGGAAGATTGCGGCGAAATGCTTTTTAAATTCCTCCAGCAAGAAGAAAAGGCGTAAGCCTTTTCTTTTTTAGAATCCATTTTTATTTTTTAGAATCTAATTTGCTTTTGTAATTTAGACGTACTACGTCTAATTTTATTCTCCTAAAATTTTGAAATTTGCTCCTTTTCCTCTTGACACTATTACGGTTTTATGGTACAATAAAGGCGTAGAAAGGAAGTGGAAACAATGAAGTATTTTGAAGTAACTTGTGTGCGCGGGCATTGCGGTTCAGGGAAGTCTACCAATTACATTACATTCTATTATAAGGGCGCGAATTCCGTTGAAGCTATTATGTGGGCAAAACGTCAACCCGGCGTTAAACATTCCCGTATGCCATTAGGTTGTTTTGAAATTTCAGAAGCGAAATACAAAGAAAAGATTCAGATTAGCGCATATCAAAGAGCCTTCGCAAAATAAAGCGGATTTGTTCCGCTTTTATTTTATTTAGACGTACAACGTCTAAATCCCAAAATTCGCAAGTTCGTTAGTTATTTCACAAACGAAAAAGATTTTAAAAAAAATCGAAAAAACTTTCGAAAAAGGTATTGACATTTTTCTAAGGGTATGCTATAATACAATTGTTCCAAGGGAAGGGAACAAAAAAGAAAAAGGTCAAGGACAGACCGAAAAACCAGAAAGGGAACTATAATGACGAATCGTGAATTCTTCTCCGCTATCCTGAACAATGAAACTCTGTCTGAAGAACTCCGCGCCCATGCTGAAGCGCAGATTGCCAAACTTGACAAGGCGATTGAAACCCGCAAGTCTCACCCGACGAAAGCGTCTGTTGCGAATGCGCCGCTTCTCGCGAACCTTCGCGCGTTTATTAACGAAAACGATGGAACTTTTACCGCAACCATTCTTGCGCCGCTCTTTGAAGTCTCTACACAGAAAATCTCTGCTCTGCTCCGCGCACTTGTAGATGAAGGTATGCTGAAGCCTTGCGACGTTAAGGTAAAAGGCAAGGGAACCATGCGCGGTTATACTAAGGTTAGTACGGAAGTTGAGAAGGGTTAAACCCTTCTCTTTTTTTATTTAGAAAGATTTAGACGTACTACGTCTAAATAGGAAATGCACCTTGTTAATTATTTAACTAACGAAAAAAACTTCCGAAAAATCAAAAATTCTTTTCAGAAACCTATTGACAAAAAAGCAATTTGGTAGTATAATAAAGATGTTCCAAGGGGAACGAAAAAAAAGAAAAGGGGACAAAAAAAAGATGGACAAGAAGATTCAGGAAATGGCGCGCGTTCAGGCTATGGAGATTGTTCGCAAGGCGTTCAGCGAAGCGGGTTATGAAGTCCTTCAGGTTGGTTCCGGTTCCTTCGCAATTCCCTTTGTTATCGAAGGTGAAGAAGGTTATTACAAGATTCCGATTCAGATTCCGAAAGGTTCGCGCGATGGCGAAGCGTTCGACGGTTACGCCGAAGCGGAGAACTACAAGATGGAAAGCGAAGAGAAGGCGAAGAAGAAAGCAGATAGTGCGGCGAAGAAGGCCGCGAAGATTGAACGTGATAAAGCAATGCGCGAAGCAAAGAAGAAGCAGAAGGAAGAAAAGGAAGGGGAATAACCCCTTCCTTTTTTTTTGGTTTTTAGATTTAGACGTTCAACGTCTAAGTTTTTCTGTGCACTTGTGAATTATTTAACGATTACTTAAAAGATAAAAGAAAATTTTGAAAAAGGTATTGACAAATGAAGCAGGTTGATGTATAATCTAATTGTTCTTGAAAGGAACGAAGAAAAAGAAAGAAGGTAATGAAACAATGGAAAAGAAAATTGACCGTCGCGAATCCCTTTACATGATACTTGACACAGAAACTGCAAATGGAATCTTTGATGAAGTAACTAAAAAGGTGTCGCTTGATTTTTCCCTTCCGTATGATGTTTCCTTTGTTCTTGCGAATCGTCACGCAACGATTTATCGTGAATTCTGTTTTGTTGTTGCAGAGATTTTCTATGACAAGGATTTAATGCAATCCGCATACTATGCAAGCAAACGACCGCTTTATGAAGCAATGATTGACGAAGGAAAAGCAATTGTTGCGACAATGGAAGAGATTAGAAGGTTTATTCGTTTCATTTGCGCGGAATACAATGTCAAGGCAGTTTGCGCATATAATGCGCGGTTTGACTATAATGCGACGAATAACGGAATTCGCCTTTACACTGGTTCAGGAATGCGTTACTTCTTTCCCTATGGTTTGGAAGTATGGGACATAATGAAAATGACAAATGACACAATCGCGAAGCAGAAGAGTTACAGAAAGTTTTGCTTTGATAATGGTTATGTAACCGCGCACAAGAAACCGCGCCCACAAGTTAAAGCCGAAACGGTTTACAGATATATTACAAATAATAAAGATTTTATTGAAAGTCATACAGGTCTTGATGACGCAATTATAGAAGCGCAAATTATGGCGCACTGTTTCAGACAACATAAAAAAATGCGCAAAGCGCTTTTTGAAAAGAAGGATTAAAAATCCTTCTTTTTTATAACTATCGGATTTAGACGTACAACGTCTAAATTAATTTTAGAAAAAAATAAAAAAAATTTTCTAAAAAGGCATTGACAAATACGCGCGGATAGTATATAATAAACTCATCAAATAAAAGAAAGAAGGTTAAACGATGGAAGTTTGGTTTGATATGGATGGGACTATTGCTGATTTTTATGGCGTAGATGGTTGGTTAGATTGCCTAAAGAAGGAAGATACAAGGCCATATAAAGAAGCAAAAACATTAGGAAACGCAAATCAAATTGCAAAGTATATGAATAAGTTGATTCGCGCAGGCCATTCTATTAATATTATAAGTTGGTGTAGTAAAAGCGGAACAGAAGAGTTTAACGCAAGAGTTACAAGAGTTAAACTTAATTGGTTAGAAAAACATTTTAAGTCTGTAAAGTTTGGGAAGATTCTAATTGTGCCATATGGAACAGATAAAAAAAAATGCGCAGGAAATGGAATCCTGTTTGATGATGAAGAAAGAAATAGAACGAATTGGGGTGTGGGCGCGTTTAATCCCTCTGATATAATTCCAGTTATGAAACATATTTTGAAGGACGATTTTTAATCGTCCTTTTTCTTTTTTCCGATTTAGACGTACTACGTCTAAATTTCACTTTTTTCAAATTCTCACTTGTTAACAATTTAACAATCCGTCGCGCCGATTCGTTAGTTAATTCACAAACAATCCGCGGTCGGCTCTAGTTAGTTATCTCTAACCAATAGTTATATATAAAGAAGTATTCGCGCGCAAATTTCAGCGTATGTCAAATTTTGATGGCGGCGCAACCATATACCAAAAGTCAAATTTCCATACATGTCAAGAAATAAGCTGCGTTTCGGAATAAGCTGCGATTTGGCCGCTGTCAAATTTTAAAGCAGCTGGATAAGCTGGATAAGCTAGAATTGCTGGAGGAATTTTAGCAAGAAAAGCTGGGAATTCCTATTCTCCGGCGCAAAATTTCCTACGATTTTCTTTTAGATTTCGAAAGAATTTTTTAGCGAGGAATAAGGAATTGATGGCACGGGCCCAAAATTTTTAACTCTCTTCTTACTCTCCCTACTTATTAAAAAAACACATTTATTCTCGACGCAAAGAATTCCTTTTAAATTTGTACCGAGAGTAAAGCAAATCATTTAAAATCGATTCTGAGCTACAAAAATCCTTGAGCCTGAACTCCCCTCCGTAATCGACTTTCTCGATAACGCCTGCGCGCTCGCGACAGATTTCGCTTTCTTTTTCCTTTTTCTTTTCTTGGCCGCCCTCAAATTTTAAATTTCCCCTATACCTTAAATACTTATTAAAAAAACACTTTTATAAAATTCTTTGTTCGCGCCTAAAACGAAAAAAAGCTACGCCATAAAAGACGTAGCTTTTCTTATATAGAGATGTATAAGCTGGAAGTCTCTCTCCCTTCCAACAAATACATTATACCATAGGTTTGAAGTTAACGCAAATTTTAGAGCGTCTCAAATTTTTATATTTTGAGGGTTTGAAAGACGTCGAATTTTGGGCGCACTCACTAAAACCCTTATCGCCCTCGCGCCAACCCTTTTCGACCCACCATCCCACGTTTTCTCGCTCCTCTACCGGTCCCCACAAATCATTTACACAAATTATTTACATAATTCCTCTTCTTACCCTAACTTTTAAACTAATCCAATAATCCCTTTTTTATTTCTCTTACCCCAAAATTAATTCCATTAATTTAAATCTAACTAACTTAAAATTAATTCCATTAATTTAAAACTAATTCCATTAATTTAAAGTTAATTTTATTATTTTAAAACTAATTCCATTAATTTACCATTAACTTAACCCCTTAATCTTTAGCTTAATCCTTTATTCATTAATTTCTTCTTAGTTAACTTTTTAATTTTAATCCCCTTATCCTTAACTTTTAGTTTTATTCTTAATCTTTATCCTTTATTTTTAACTTTTATTTCTTATTCTTCTTCTTTTATTCTTATTCCCTTATACATTATTTTTAAACTTCTTATACCTTATCCCCTTATACTTTATCCATTATTCTTTATCTTATACGTTATTTATTAAGTTATTCTTTATATTTATTCTCTTAACCTTTTATTTTTATTCTTCTTTTATATTATTCCTCTTATACTTATCCAATTAATTTTATTTTTTAGTTATTAAAGAAATTATATTTTATACTGTTTCCCTTTATATTATACAGAACATTTAAGCTTAAATTTAAGCTTATACTATATTCTTAATATAAAAATAAATCTAAGCTTAATATTAAACTTAGATTACTGTTTATATTAATGTTTAATTTTTCCCTTAATCATTAAGTAAGTGTTCTGATTAAATGTTCTGTTTAAATTTTTGGGGTTCTCGCGCGAAATTTTTCGAATTTTTTTAAAATTTATTTTTTTTGTAATTTATTTTTGAAATCTATTTTTTGAAATTTGAAATCGATTTTTTGAAATCTGTTTTTAAAATTTGTTTTTTGAAATCTATTTTCGATTTTTTAAAATCTATTTTTTGAAATCTATTTTTGAAAAATAAAGCTCCTCGCGCCCGTCCGTAAATTCGTTTTATAAAAGGATAAAGCGCAACTTTATCTTACTAAAGTACTAAAGTATTAATGCAATAAAAAAGGGAAGCTATTTTGCTTCCCAATACTCACATTCAAACCATCCATCCCAGTCTCCATACATAAGCTGGAAGTAATGGTTGCCCTTTTTATCAATCCGCTTAACCGGATAATCTTTTGTCATTTCTATTTTTGGAATATTAATCTGGTGCTTTTCTGAGTAAGTTAAAGCGATAGAACGCGCGCGATCATAAACTTCTTCAATCGTCTCTGCTTTAAAAGTCCCAACCTTTATTTCCGCATCATATCTTAATATCAATCTTACTTCTCCAAGATACATATTTAACTCCTCCTTAGCTAGAAGGAAACTTTCACGGTTTCGTAACACAAGCCTCATCTGCTTCATTTAAATCTCTAAGCGCCCTTCCCAAATGGCCTAATCGTTCATAAAACCGTTCAACCTGCGCCGGTTCCTGATAGCTATATCGCTTCATATGATTCTGAATGACAACCGCGCGCTCATACCTCATCTTATTCACATTTCTATGAAAAGAAAAAGAAGTCTCGCTTTCTAGCATGGATAAGTAAGCAGAAACGTTTTCGTGTCTATAAAAATGGGCATATTCTGTACGATTCCCTTTTGCATCATGGAAGACTTTACAATAAGGCTTGCCAATATCGTGTGCAAAACCGCAAGCCCTTTCGAACTCATCCTTTAGATATTCTGACTCACCAACATCCCAGCCATGCTCACCAATCGATTCAGGATGGTAGGGGGAATCGTGAGGGATTTTACGCTGCTCTTCTAGCAAATCAAACAAATCGAATTCATAACTTACATCTCCTATATGATGCATCCGCTCCATGGTAATTTTATCCCAACCTTCAAACCACCAAGGAAATTCAAACTGCTTCATCATATTAAGAATGACTGAGCGGGGAACTTTTCTTTCTCGCTCCTGCGCACGCATTACGCAAACCTCAAACGGAACAACAAAAACCGTAACCGCTTTAATACACGGAATATCCTCTAAGTTCTTTAGTATACCCATTCTTTTTTTGGAATTCAAATTCGTAGCATCATAAACGACATTTCTGCCTTCCTTTAAAGCTGCGCGCGTCCGCTTTTTCATTTCCTCAAATACTCGCGAAGGATTCTTCTGGCAATTCTCATCACCAAATAGTTCCCCTCTAATCGCATCCGAAGAAACCACTACTTTTTCAAAGCTCGTATAAGTGTTGGCATAGGTAGATTTACCAGAACCCGGTAGGCCAACCAGCATTTCAAAAATAGGAAGAGAATCTTTCCACTCCAGCCCTTCATCAAACATGCAAAGATGGTCCTGAGCATCTCCGCAACATTCTTTAATCCCATAATGTTTCGAAGAGCTCACGTAAGAGCTTAAATCCTGCATCGAGTGATTCCTCCCTTTTCTTTCCAGCTTCTTTATAATACTTTCCCAACACTTCTTTATCTTCTGTGTCTGGCGCAAAGTCTATATAATCAACTAAATACTCTTTAGCATATTCAATCATCTGCGCCAATTTCTCTTCATACTCTTCGTTGGTCATTGTGCCCGGATAACCATGGTGGTTTTTAGAAAAGTAAATCAAGGCATTCTGAAATACAGTTGCTAAATAAGCGTCCAAATTCCATGTATCGCGCGGGCAAAAACCATACTTCGCGCGCAGAATAACGTCTTTAATAACGCGAAAGGGCCACGCAATCTTTTTTAGAATTTCAAATTTGCAATAGGGACTCCTACCAAACAAAGAATAACTCTTATCATATCCTTTCACCTTCTGTTCCTCCTTATCCATCAAATCCGCTATAATCAATAAACACTGGCTTGTTATCAATTAATCCAACATTGCCCATATGAAGGTCATTAATACCAGAACTATACAAAAAATCCCAAAACCCGTCAAGCGTTTTCTCTCCATACTTATAAACGAAATAATCTTTTACCGCAGGAAACTGCGTACCGTTCATCTCATACAGGCTCCAGAATTCATCCTCATCGTCTCCCTTAACAGGCTGTGGGTCAGAAATGTCATGCCATGAAACACTTTCAATCTCATCTTTAATTTCTGAGTCTACATCCGCGCGGACGGAAACATAAATTGGAATCTCAAAATCAGCTTCGGGATATTTATAATTCATAAGGAACTTTGTCTCGGCAAAAAATTCTTCGTATCCGTTTCTTTTAGCAAGCTCATAATTCTGCTCTTCCAATTCGCAATAATCGTCTATGCCATCTACACCCTCAAAAGGAATTTTAATTACGTAATCATCGTTTTCAAAAAAGAAGCACGCCTTACTAACTCCAGAAGAAAAATAAAGCTCACTATCAAAATAGTCTGGAGATTGTTCAATTACTCTGCCATTATACTTTTCCCATTCGTAGAAATCGCTACTATATTGCGTCTGGAAAAAGGCATCAAGACCAAAATCATTGCCCAAACATTCAAGAACATACGTCCATTTCTCTTTAATTCGTTCAAGATTCAGTTCCATTTCAATGCCCTCTTTTCTTTCCCTTCTTTACCTATATTATATCAAAACTTTCTTAAAAAGTCAAGCAAAAAATAAGCCTCGCACTTAACCGCGCGAGGCCATTTTATTAGTCGTCAATATATTCGATATCCCATTCCACATCATTATCTTCAAAGGAATAAACGTCTTCTGTCATTGTGATATTAAGACTGATAATCTGCTTCTCGCCATAACACTGAGAAAGCTTCTGTGTAGCTTCTGCCCAAGTCCCCGCGCTAACAAAACCTGCATCTTCGGCTGTCTCACAATTATCAACATCATAATATTCAATCACATATTCAAACATATCTTCTCTCCTTTATTCTTCGCTATAATAAAGTTTATTTTTTAAAATTAGATTCTGAACAGTTTGTTTCGCAGCTTCTTTATCAGAGTGAACTTTAAAAAGAATCTCTGCGCCGTCAATTCTACCACTCTTACTCTCCTTTACAAACCATATAAAGAACTTCCGATAGCTATTTTCAACTTTAAGCCCTCTCGCGCAAAGATTAATTTCCGTAATTGACGTTATCTTTGGCGTATCAATCAGTCCTTGTCTCTCAAAGTATTCCTTTCTCTTCTTTGCTCGAGCCAAAGAATCTTTTAAATCCTCAATAGTTCTAACCCAGAAATACCCGAAATCAGATGGTGCACGGACTTCATCAAGCCATATTTTCATTTTGCTTTCCTTGCTGCAATCTCACAAGAATCATCCGGGTCAAGCTGCCCATAAATCATTTTTTTAGAACAACGATAAATACCAAGGTCTTCATACTCAAGATATTCACAATCTTTACACTTAATGGAAGGTGCGTTTCTATAAGCAGAAAAAGCTAAGTAGACTTCTTTAAGAAGATACTCCATACAGGAGGCCTCTGTCGTACAGCCATTATCATGGCAAGGGCATTCCTCACCGCATACGTTATGCGTACAGAGATAGCAAGCTTCGAGAATTCCCTCTTTAGTCATTTATCTTCTCCTCTATAAGTCCATAAAGATCCTTAAAACGAATCATAAAAGTCATTCTTGTATGTCCCATCTTTACAAGAGTCGTTTAAGTTAAGTTTCCCCTGAATCTTTCCTCGAGAACACCAATAGACACCAGAAACTTCCATTCCCAGAAACTTGCAATCCCTACATTTAACCGGCTTTTTAGAGCAAATATAAAAGCCATGAAAACGCTTTCTTTCGTCTTCACTTAAAGGCAAAGGCATTATATTAAAGAGCTCTTCGAGAACCTCATCTCGGCCTTCCGCGCCCATCCTTAATCCTCCAAAAACGGATTATTCTTAAGCCGCCAATCGCATCCCTTAGCAAGAAGGAACTGCTTCCAAAGTCTCTTTTCGTTCTCTAGCACTTCAAAATCCGCATAAATGCCATCATCGCGAAGAACAATCGTATCGTCAAGAACCTCATCAAAAGGTTCTCCGTCTTCGTCCTCTGATTCCCATGTCGAGTGACAAGCTACCTCAAAGCTATCATCAATTTTATCATAAGAAATAGCATCAACTGTAAACTCTTTCATTGCAGCATCCATAAATTCCTGAATTTCGTCACAGCGAAGAGAACCAAAGCAACGATATTCCATTATTCTTCTCCTTCCACTTTATCCTTGGCTTCTGCTCCAAACATCACGTCAGTACACACATAAAGCTCGCGCGCATACCGTTTCTTCCCGCAAAACGGACAAGTTACAACCCACGACACTCTATAAGTTGCCAACTCATTTGCTTCGCTTATATTTTCAAAACCATATTCGTTTTCGCACTCTCTATTAAAATTCCATACGCTCTGATGATAGGTGTGGCCACAATCTACGCAAGTTAGCATTTTCTTCCCCTTTCTTACAAGTATATTATATCAAAAGTTTAAATTAAAAGCAAACTACTTAAAAACCAAGCAATAAACAAAGTAAAGAACTGTTACGATACAAACTACACCAGAAACAATATTAGAGACTTTAATTTCTTCTAGAATTTCTTCTCTTGTTCGATCCTCTTCTTCTATTCGCTTCATTAAATGTCTAGCCCTTCGTTATGAACAATTTCAACTCCGGCTTCAATTAAAACCTGTTCTACCGCTGTAAGCTCTGTTGTTCTTTCCTCTTCATACTTGTAAACTACCTTACGAATCCCCCCGACGATGAGAGCCGCAGCACATACCCTACAAGGAAGATAACGGAGAAAAGCCACACCACCATTAACCTCGCACCCCTTAGCTTCAATTAGCGCTTTAATTACAGAATGAATATGAAATTCGTCATTAAGAATAACTGGTTCTGAGATACACACATAGCTTTTGTCCCCATTCGCAAGAATACAGCGCTGGTCACTTAGCTTCCGCGACATTTACACTACCTCCAAGATGACGGATCCTTCGTTCAAGTTTTTTTATGATATACTTATTTGCAACCGGGTCACGCTTATTCAAGAGGTCTCTCCGCGCTATTGCCATTTCGGATTCCAACTTCATATTTTTCATCTTACGTTTTACCTCCTATAACAAGGAATACTCCTAGAAATCTTTTCGTACTTGTTAATTACTCTTTCAATCTCCTCATTATACACATCAGTCTGAATTCGAAGCTCTCCATACTTCTCTTTCATATCAATAATGTGTACCTTACCCGCGCCAGACCGCTTAATTGCTTTTGCCAAATCTTCCAACATTTGCTCTCCAAAAGCTTCTGCCCAGACAGATGGAATAAGTCCCAACCAAGAATATTTAAGCGGCTTCCCTTCGATACTGTAAACCTCTGCAAATGGATACTTCTTAATGATTTCTTTATCTGTCATCTTTTTTTTCTCACTTCCAAAGTAAATTGTCCGTAAGTCATTGGAATAATTTTTAATTCTCGCTTAAGAGAAAGCGGAAAATTAGGCGCGTCATCAAACCAATCCTTCAGATATTGTCCATAAGCACGATGTATTTCAACAGGAGAATCAAGATATGGTTCAATTTTATCCTCAAACTGTTTCAAAAAAAGATTGTAATCCATTACTCTAACTCTCCTCTCACTTTCTATAAATATTATAGCAGAATTCCCCTGAAAAGTCAAAAAGCGATAGACCTAAATCTATCGCTTTCTTTCTTATTCAATTCGTTCATATTCAGTACGAATTAGTTTATCTGCGACATCATAAAAGTCATATTCTTCTGCCTTTCCAATATCGCATTCTAGATAATTGGCAATTACTTCATTGCGGCTTTCACCATACCAACTCCAATTATCTACGCCATCTCGCTCTAGCATCTCAAGCGTTAGGGAGGCTTCTAGTAGTTCTGCTAGCTGAGATTCACTAATTCTATAGTAATATTCTTCCATAATCTCCTTAACTCATTTCCTCAATAATATCTTCAGAAAGACCTTCAGTTTTCATATTTTCCGTGGCGAGACCACGCATCATTTTAAAGGCAAAGTTCTTCTGTTTATACACATCAAATTTATCTGCTTTATTATCTCGTCTAATAACACAACCTTCGCGCCAATGGTGCGCAAGCGTTGATTCTCCATCGCAGTATTCCTGCGCCAGCTTCTCTACTTCTTCTGCATCTTTAATGAATCCTTTATACAAAATGGGAACGTACTTCCAACCGCACTTTTTGCAATAATCTTGAATCTGTTCAGTAGAGAACTCAACTGCGACATCACCATCATCGTCCAACAGGCAAATACGATACACATAAAAATCAAACTTGCCTTCGTCACACCCATAATTGAAAACCATCGTTTTGCCATAGTCACGAGTAAACTCCTTATTCTTCAAACAAGTAGTATCAACTTCGCCCATAAGTGGAGCCATACCCTCTCCTGGCCAGCCAACGATTTCCGCAAACACTTCCATATTCTTCATAAGGAATGGCTTAATCTTCTTATGAACTTCAAGTCGAAAATTGCTTGTACCATAGAATCCGTCATTTGGCTTTTCTTCCTCAATAAGGACGCGCCGAGAACCACAAACATCCTTCCATTCTACCTTTTCTGGTAGTCGTAGAAGCTTTCTCCACCAAGAAGTAGCCTTTACTGGAACTAGCGCAGAACGATGAGAAGTACCTTCTAGCTTTTCAGTAATGGTAATACGATCACCATTCTTAAAACTGCTAAGAGAATAAGCAAGCTGAGGAGTATCGATATGTTCTGGAAAAACAAAGTTATATTTCTTTTTCTTCTTCTTTGAGTTTCCATGAAACTGACCGAGAGTTTTATGCTTTGGAATATACTTCTTACAGATTTCTTTTCCGTTAATAGAAGTAATCTGGTCGCCTTCTTTAAAGTCAAAAGAATGCTTATCCAAATACTCAAAGCAAGAAATAGGGAGCCAAAGACCATCTGAGCGCTCTCCGCGCAACTTCAGCGCGCGAATATTGCGCTTATTCGGGTCAAGATAGCCGCCACCATCAGTACCGTCAGGATTCTTTCGCCGCACAAGATCATTAGCTTCACAAAACTCTTCACTTAGCTGGCCATCAACTGGAAAATAAACGCCAAGTTCATCTTCTGTATGATTTTTAGAAACAATAATCTGGTTCCCAAAACAATCTGCAAGATTAAGTCTATCTGCATTCGGCATTGCACGAATATTGCTTAGCTTTGTAATATAGCCACAATACATACTTATTCTCCTTCCTCAACTAAAAAATCATAGACTTTGTACCAATCGTTTACATCAATTGCTTTATCGTATTTATCTGTGACACAACCGGGATAATATCCGCGCAAGAAATCTAAATCAAAAATAAAATAATCAAGCCACTCATACTTATCATTCATTGCCTTGCAAAGCAAATCATATCCAATTTTAATAGCCTCTCCAATGTGGAAAGAGCAAAAATCCGGATCAAGTCGATGAAAAGCCTTATCGACTCTATCCATTTTGTCAGACAAATCTTGAAGGCGATACATAAAATTAACAAATTCCTGTTTAGAAAGAGTTGCCATTCATTTTCCTCCACTTTCTTTATATATTATATCATTTTTATAAAGAAAAAGCAAGTTAGATAATTCCTAATTTTCTAATGCTACGGCTTTATCCTGTCTTGCAAAAATATCCTGCATATAAAGAAGGGCCTGATAACGATGGAACAGACGCATAAAATCTCGATAGGTATTGGAGGTAAATCGAGTTTTTTTCTTTTCGCGCCAGTCATGCGTATAATTTATAAAGAGAGCATAATAGATAGAATTACAATATTGCTGAACGTGCCACGTCCCTTCATCGATTCTATTGGGGGTATAGTTCATATGATAAACTGTATAACGTCCAAATCGCTTTTTATCGGTTAAATTTATTCGAAATTTGGAACTCAAACCATAGATATAAAGAAATTCGCCCGTTTGATGAATTTGACCAAGATGCAACGAATCTTCTAGAAAATCACAAAAAAGTCTTAGCTCTTCTCCCATTTAATTCTCCTTCCAATCTTCATCTTCGTTGGTTTTTCTTAGGTATTCATCCATAGTATCTGCATCTACCACTTCAGTAACCTCAAAGCCATAGCGATGTGGTGCAACAATGTAGAGCTTAAAGTGGTTTTCGCCATACTCTTTAGCTTCTTCAAGTGTAGTGAAAATCATCTTATTATCTCCCTTCTTTTTTTATATTATACCAAAAAAGAAAAGAAAAAACAAATTAATTATTAATAAGATTTCGTAGTAGGTCTTTTACATTAGCCAAAAAAGTGACGTGAAAGGTATAAGAGTTATAAGCAATTTCCCTTTGCTCTTGAAAACGCGCGTAGGCTTCCTCAAAGCTTGTTGCCTTACTATGAAATTCAATATCGCCGGGGTCAGAGAAACCGATTCGAATTATGCCATTATTAATACCACTAACGTTAACATCATTTGCCGCACGTTCGATCGCCGTTCCCGCCGCGATAAGTAAAGCAGAGAGAGGATAAAGAATACCATTTAAATTAAATGTATGAATAACCGTTGTATTGTCAGTATCATTTCCCAAGGTTTCCCAGTCATCAAAAAATAAGTAAAGCATTGCGCTAATTAAAGCTCTTCGTAATTCTTCTTCTAATTCCTCATGCTTATTAGCTATCATTGCTCCTTTTAAAGTGCTATACATAGTACCAATAAAATCTTCCGCATTGCCAATTCCAACTTGGTCGAGTATATCTGCGGCAGCACTTAGTTTTTGAGAGCCGCCATCTTTCAAATCTTTAAAGCCACTACCAAGAGTAAAAGTTTTATCAGAAGTATAAATAATAAAGGTATCATCTAAATTAGAGAATTTCTTCGACTCTTGAGCTAATTTGTCCCGTAAGGCTCTCAAGCTTTTATTACCTGTATAAGCGTTAGTAACACTGTTTAAAATCTGTGATGTATTGGCATTCGCATTAAAGCTAAAAACCGTTAGCGTGTCTGCTTTAGCGACTGCTGTATCTTGCCCTAAAACTGCCGAATCGCTCATTCCCGCGCCGATGCCTCTCATTGCGGCAAACAAAAATTCAGCCAGTCTCCCGCCAAAACTTCTAGCCTTCTGCTCATTATAAAAGTTCAGCGCTCCATTTTTTCTTAAATTCTTTTA